ATATATTAGCCATAAATTATTCTTTATAAAACATACCAATCATTGCTTGGTCTAAATTTCATTGTCCACCAATTTGTATCAGTTGTACTTTGATAATAAATATGACCTACTATTCTTACTAATTCGCCGGTACCGGATGGCGCTGTTACGGTCATTACGCCAGTGGTAGCGGAAACATATACTGGTAAACCATGGTCTGCTCCGATTACATATGCTCCTTGACTATTGTCATCGCTTACTCCTACATCACCTTCTATAAGGATTTGCCCATTAGTTTGACTTACGCATATACCTAACATTTTTGCCGCACCATACGCTACACCTGCTTTAGTAGCGTACCAAATCCCGTCAGTCTCGAGATAAACCAATTGGAAGTCGGTTACTGAGGCGTCTGTAGTTCCCTCAATTATTTGACCACCATACAGTGGGCCGTTGGCTACTGCTCGTTGAACTTGTGGTGGAATTACATTGAGATAGTATAATTGGCTATTTAAGAACGTGTCACCTGAGTAATCTAGTGCTACCCAAGTGCCTGTACCTTCTGATAATGTTCTACTTGACCAGTCTATGCTTGGAGATCCACCTGCGTCATATAGCATTTTATTTTCCCAATCTACTACTGCAGTAGTGGCTGAGTCGTTAAGCTGGTTAAGTTCCCAATTTAAAGTTGTGTTGTTTGCAGCATTATTTAACAATCCATTAGTCCAACTTACTCGGGAAATACCACTTGCATCAAATAAATTTGGTTTGTTAGAAACAGTGTTAATACCACCATAAGTTCCTGATACTATGAGTGAACCTGTAATTAAAGCTCGGTTAGTTACTGAGAAGGTTGTACCATCAAATGTAAACTTACTAGTACCACCTAAAACACCGCCATTATTGTATTGTACAGCATTACTAGGCCCGGCCGCTAAAACTGTCGTCGCATATGAAGCTGTTCCTAATAAACTACCAGTAAATGAAGTAGCTATTACTGATCCTGTTACTGTTAGTCCGTTTGTAAAATTACCTGAGCCACTCACATTTAATTTGTATCCTGAGTCTGTTGTAGTACCAATAAGAAGATTACCACCGGTTGTAAATCTAAATCTTACCGCAAATGCAGAACTTGCTATATCTAATCCGACAACGCTTCCATATAATAAATTCGAAGTACCCCACCTGATAGGGTAGGAATCTACCATTGCTATACTTCCAGTTCCAAGAGACAAAAGATGTGATGGAGATGTAGTTCCTACACCAACATATCCATCATCTCTTACTACCAAACTTGCACTTGTGTTTGAATTTTCTACTCGGAGTGCTGTTGTAGCAGATGTAGCACCTGATCCTTGTACATGTAAACGAGCTGATTGTGTTGTAGTACCAATTGAAGTGTTTCCTTCTATAAGAACTGTATTTACAGACCCAGATATACCACCATATGTTGACCCAACTGAGAATGACCCAACTCCTAATGAAGCATATGATCCTAAAGTTGAAAACATTCTATAGACTGGACCTGCAGTATATGTTAAGAATTGATTCCTTCCAGAATCAAGACCTCCTATAGACATTTGAGAGGTTCGTATAACACCATTTACTTCTAAAGCAGTTGATGGGGTGTTAGTACCTATACCAACATTACCGCTTGAACTTATGTTAATATGTTGTGCTGTTTGTGAACCTGCTCCTAATGAAAATAATGATTGACTAAGTCCTGTAGTTATATATGCTGTTCCTCCATTGTATGAGGTTAAAATATTTACACTATAATTAGTGTCATCTCTAGGTATAAATCTCCATATAGCTGTTTCTCCAGCACTAGCGCCTAATAACCATTCAACAGTAGGTGTGTTTACTCTATGCCATAATCTATGTTGTTTTCCTGAGGATATGCTTGAGGATGCAAATAGAATACCTACTCTATTATTAGCATCAATAGAAGTTAAAGCTAATGGTAAACTTGAATTAGATGACCCAGAAGCGTCTATTTGTAAACGATAAGCTGATGTATTAGTTGATATACCAACATTTCCACTACCACTAACATAAAGTATGTTGTTTACTGTTGGTGAATCTATTTTTAATAAACCTTGTGAAGATGCTCCTGAGATGTGTAGGGATGCTGCTGGTGAAGCAGTATTAATTCCTACGTAACTACTAACACCATCAACATACTTCCATAACATTGAAGGTGGTGTTGTATAGTTACCATACAACCCTAAATCATTAGATCCTACCTTTTTAAATGTATACCCAACATATCCAGCCGCATCATTTAGTAAGTTTAAGTATGATACTGTACTGGTGTTAGCTTGATTTATTCTAACATCTAATTTAGCTGTTATTGTAGATGTACCTACACCTACACTACCGTCATCTAATACCACTAAACTAGCACTAGCATTAGTGTTTTCTACTCGAAGTGCTGTTGTGGCGGATGTAGCACCTGATCCTTTAACCTGAAGTTGTGATGTTGGTGAGGTAGTCCCTACCCCAACATTTCCACCTGCTGTGATAAACATCCTAGCAGTGTTATTTGTACCAAAGTACATCCCAGCGTTTGGTTGGTTCCAAACATATGCTGCGTTTGAGCTATTTTCACTTTCTAAAGTAAATCCAAGTGTAGTTGTAGGAGAAGCTATTCTTATTATACCATTACTCCCTCCACTTTTTACATGAAGTAAAGCAGTAGGAGCGTTAGTACCAATACCAACATTACCACTACTACTTACAAATAGCAAATTGCTACCCACTTGTAATTGGGTAGCATTTGAACTTGATACAAACAACGAACCTGTCATTGATGTATTGCCATTAAACGCAGCTGGTCCTATATTTGTAAACGTACTTGAACCTGATACAGTTAAGCTTCCAGTAATAAATACTGTATTAGATGATGATATAAATGTAAAGTTAGGACTGCCGCCAAATGTACTACTATTATTATACTGTATTTGCGTATTAGATCCGCCAGGTGTAGTACTTCCACCTGCAGGTATACTTGTCCCTCCGCCACTTCCACCTACATTACGAAATATACCAGCCGGTAGTATTCTATAATCCGCGGCTGTTGCAAATGTACCATTATACTTAATAGTTATAGCGCCTAAATAAACAGCGTTTTGTTGTGTATTAGGCGTTTCAAAAAAGGCTTCGTATGGTAAGTTAGCAATCGCTTCTGTATCTGAGGCGTATACAGCCGAACCGTAATAAACAACAACTGCTTTAGTAACCGAGTTAGGATACCAAAACACTCGTTGATTAGTCCATGGAGTACTCGGAGATATTGAAGTTAATACTCCATTATTATTGTACTGGCTAGGATCAATTTCAGTATATCCTGCACCTGCATTGGTATCTTGGTTGTATGTGGATGCACTGACATAGTATCGGAATATTTTTGATACTGATGTGCCTGGGTCTATGATGTAGCTTGGGTTATTTGGGTCGGTTTGGTAATTTCGACCATCTGCAAATGCAGACCCACTCCCTACAGTTAAGCCCAAACTCCCAGAAGTGTATATTGGATACCCAGATAATTTTAGTGGACCAAAGGCTTTTATAAAGTCGTAAGTTCTTTGTTTATATCCATATGCCACATTTGGATAAGATATAAATCCGTTTATCGATAGTAGATTCTGGTGTAGTATTGTCCCAATTGATATACTAGTGTTGTATTGACCATCGCTCCACGGATCGGTCTGTTGTATGATAGATCCACTACTATCAATACCAACAAACGTTTGGATTGCAAAATTTAAGTAGGTAAGTGATTGGTTTGTTAGATTAGGCCAATTTATGTACTGTACCGTTGGATATGGTTCGTGCGCTACCGAAGCGTTAAGGTTTACTATGATACCACTACCTGAGCTGATATTAAATGTGGTTGATGATGCTGAGGTGATGCGACCACCATACAGTAGTCCGGTGTACAAGTTACCCTCCAACCAACGTAGACGAGTTGTATTACTATAGCCCTCGCCATTTTGCGTAAAGTATAAGTCGTTGGTGGATCCCGATACGTATATGTATGATGCAGATACGCTACTATCTATATTAGTTGTTACTGGGTTGAGCCTTATATACCCATCATGAGTAGTGCTGCCTGATATTGTTACTGGACCATAAAAGCTTGACGAGCCTATTGCTGTCAGGGATCCTGAAATATATGCACTAGTTCCACCAAACTCTCCAAAGAAAGAGCCAGTAAAATAAAGAGGTGGTACTAAAAAGCTTTCCTTGTAATACTCCTCTCCACTTCCTTTATCCGTTTCAAAAGATGATGATATTTGAAATTCGTCTGGAGATAGCCATCTTACGGTATTTGTTACATATCCAGTGCCTTCTGCATTGAGAGTGTTGTAATCAATTGATGCAGATTCGACAAGCCTTACGGATGTTGCACCTGCTTCTTCTATAGGTTTGCCTCTGTAAACTCCAGACATTAGCTTGCGTAGTTTTGAGTTATCTGTATATTATCATTAGGTGATAGTGTGTACCCCAATTCTTCTATATTAAACTCAACTGAAACTGTGTTATCGTTTAGTTGTGATATGTTCTTAATTGTAGATAACGGAACTATCATATTGTTTACCATCACTCCCAGGTCGTATTTACCAGCTGAAGGTGGTTGTAGTTGTGTTCTAAATAAAGCAGTGTCTGATCCAATTCGGAAAGCTGATAGCCCTGGTTGGTTTATTGTTTGCACAGATGTAGCTACAACAACTTGCTGTGGGCTGCTTGTCTTTTCGCTTAGCTTTTCGCTCAAATGTTTAACAGTAGCGTCTGGAACAATGTATCCAAATAGTGTGATTGTGAAGTTAGTACGCACAACCCTTTCTTGGTCCATTACAGCATCTGTTGTGTTGGTGAAACTATCAATCTTTGCTCTAAACTTAAACCTATCTCTCTCTCCCCAAAAGCTTCCTTCCGAGTATAGGATAGCCTCGACAATCTCGTTCATCTGATCAACATAGTCTGTCCAGATGATGACATCGTAAGTTAAATCAACATAATCAGCCATTACTGTATTAATGTAGGTTTTTGCTGGTGTTAGGTTAGTTAGCTTACTGAATTGATCGTATCTGTTTCTTTGATTATACTTTACCTGCTGCGAGTAGTATATCTGTGGGTGGTTTGCATCTACCTTGCTTCCAAGTGCTCTGTTTTTTGTTACAGCTGTTCTCTTGTAAGCAATTAAAGGTATCATTATCTTACCCTCTCTGTCTCGAAAATATCCATCGTAATCGATATTCTTCCATCTTTCAGATGATCCATAGATTACTGGGACTGGTCTTCTTGATCCAAACTCTTCGAAGCTTGGACGAATTACATTATCAAAGTAATACTTAATTGCATAATCTAAGTCCTTTAGACCAATACTAAGTTCCTTTAGGTTATCATCATCTCTACGCACATCATTTGCCCTATTGTACGCAGGTGTTGCATCACCCGATAGGATTTCTTTTTGTGTTGCCTGTTGTGATTTGTCCATTACCTAGCCTTTTCTATTTGCAATCTTGTAATTCTTGCATAGTGTCCTACGCAGATTATACTAAAACTTTCACCAAACTCACTACCTACGTTTTTACCGTAGTCATTATCTTTTCCTAATACAAATTGATTTTCGTTGATTTGATCTAATTCGTAATATAAGCCTCTTACCTCAACAATGTCCCCTGCATGTGGTACTAAATTTAAATCCCTTAGTTTAGGTTTTAGAAACCTGAAGGTCATTTGTTGTGTTAAGTCTGCTCCAAATTGATCTTCAGCTACATAAGCTTGATCACCTCTTTCCAAAAGACAAGTTAAACGTACCGGTCTATAGTAGCTTTTTCCAGCAGAAGCTTCTCCATACAAATTTGCATTTGTTTGAGACAATGCAAGAGAGTAGTAATCTACCTCCTGTTGGATTATATTATCCAACAACTCGTTATTCACCTTCTTCATAAAGCTGATATCTCTGCTGCTGCCAAATAGTGCCATATTATTTTATATATATTGGTAAAGGTACTTTTCCTAACTGGTAGTTCATGGCAGTAGCAATCGCTTGCTCTTGCTCCATTTGACCTTGTCTTGTCATAGACTGTAGTAGCTCTTTTAGTTCAGTAAGCAAGTTAGTCTTATCTTCTCTACCTTGCGATACTAAATCGGTACCATTTAAAGTTGTTTCGGCTCCTGGGATTGGCACAGTTGTGTATTTGCCTCGTACCAAACCTAACATCTCCTTTGATATGGCTAAAGCATATTTGTAAATCCACTGCTTTCCAATAGGATTGATATACTCGTAAGTTAGGTTATCAAATGGTACATTGCTTAAATCAGTCACCTTGTCGCTTGCATTTGCTTTTACGGGATTGTTTCTGTCTTCCACAACAATGTACTCAAACCACATATTCATCTCAACTGTTGGGATTGGGAATATGTTTAATTTGTTGTTACGCAATTCAAAAGTGTAGCTTGACTTTCTAATTTGGTCGTTCATTTCAATAGCCTGAATACGTAGTAAGTCTGCGTATAAAGGCATTACCAAGAAGTTTACTGCTGGTGAGTAGGATCCCCAACCAAAGCTATCTAAAAGTTGCTGTGTACCAGCGCCAGTTCCTACGTACGGGTCAAAGTATCTTGAGATTGCTGGGGTGAAGTCGTGGTATACTCTCTTGATTTCAATGTTGTTACCATTTTCGTAAGCATCAGCCCATAGAGTATCTAAGTCGTAGCTTTGTGAATTTGGTTGTAGGGTTATGTATCCCTTCTTCCAGTCTACATCTCCTCCACTCCCTACCTCACTCCCATAGTTATGCGCTAAGTTAATAGTACGTCCCATGTTTGGAGTTATCACGTTGTTTGTTAACACCGAACTTGTTGGCGTTCCTACTAAAGTTAGCATGTAATCTTTTGCATTAAACATATTAACTTGTGTACCAAACTCAGTTACAGCTTCCTCAACTGCTGCATAGAAGTTAAGGTCTTGCAGTTCTACCTCCATAATAGGGTAACCTAATCGCTTTGCACACCAGTCTGCTACCCTATCAATGTCTTGTTGAAAAGTATAGTCGTAGTCGTAGTAGCCAAACGGAGTCATTCCAGGATAGAATGAGCTTGAACCAGGCCAAATAGATATGTTTGCCATGCGTTATTTTCTTATAAATATAACGCAAAGAGTTTATACTGCTGGTTCTTCTGGAGTAATTGGTATCTCTGGTACTGGTGGGACATACTTCTCGAATGTTGATGCACTGTTGATAGCATTAGCATTTTCAAGATTAGCAATTACATAAGTATCCAAAGCATCAATTAATTGACTATATGGGTCTGTAATTGCAGCATCGTACGTTAGAGTAGCTTTATCAATGCTTTGATATCCTACTGCTCCATTTCCTCCAATGAATACATCCATCGCAATTTGACCTGCGTATTGAAGGTGTGGTACTAGTGTTAATAAAGGAGATTCGTAAATCAGTCCTGTTTGTGGGTTTTGGAAAAATCCTGTTACTTTAACTGCCATGTTGTGTTTGTTTATTATAAATATCGGTTTACTATAAATAGTATGGTAAAAAGACTTCTGCACCATTTACTGTTGCTTTGTAGAAGCCTGCTGGTCTTGTATCGTCAATCGGCCCAGATAACTCTGGTATGTTAATTATTAAAGCGTCACCTATTGTTGTAGAACCCGATACTGAAATTCCATTCGTGAAAGTGCTAGCACCAGTTGCACTTAACGATCCTGTCACCTGAACCCCCGCAGTATTAATCACAAACACGTCAGGTGATGATGTTATTGAAGCACTAGGTTTAAACCTAAAACTTGTATCTCCTCCTGCTGGTTGGCTTGTTACAAATAAAGCACCACTAGCGTACATGTAGTTTTGCAAGAAGAAAGAGTTTGCTGATGTATTATTAGATCGTATTACAAAACTTGGATGGTCTTGATAAAACGAGGCAGTGTGGGTTATTGAGTTAGCTAATGTAGTATAACTTAAATCTTGTCTATCGATTGATAATATACCTTTAACC